GCGCCCATCTTGCCAGGACCGCTCTGCACGGGCGCTGGCGAGCCGCCTGCCGGTTTCGACAGGCCGGATGGGTCAGCGCCGCCGGGGGCACCTGGAGGCCCACCAGCCCCGCCGGGAGGCCCTCCAGGCCCTCCGCCACCGCCCATGCCGCCCAGTGGATCGGGTTCCTGGTTAGGCGGCGGAGGCGCGGGGGCGGAGAGGTCCAGCCCCTGGTAGGGGCTATCGGATTCGTCGGCTAACTTTTGCCGGATTTCGTCGGGTGACAATACGCCCGCGTTGACATAGACCGCGTCGAGGTCGGCATCACTCTTGCGAGCCGCCGCCTCCTCCTGCTCGCTCATCTCGCGCAGCGGTTCCCACGCGTGGGTGATCGCCGGATCGATTTCGCCAAACAGCGATAGCTGCATGATGTTGAGGATCGTGGTCAGGTTGGCGTCGAAGAAATTGCCCTGACTGGCATGGATGAACTGCGCCCAGACCTGGAGTTCGCCCTCGCTGGTCGCGTTCAGCCCAGAAGGGCTAATGCCCAGCAAGACGACAAGAGGGATACCCACAGCAGAAGCCATATGCTCCTGCGACTGAGCCTGGAGATGGTCCAGCGATCCCAGCGGCGCCGAGACATTCTTGAAATCCTCGGTGGTCTTGTCCAACGCCATCAGGTTGGAGTTGTCGCGGAAGAAATTAAACAGTGCGGCGCGCATCTTGAGTTGCTGTGCAGCGCCCGCGTTCATCACGCTGCCCATGTTGGTCATCAGCACGGGCGTCGAGAAACTATGAATGAGGTCAGAGACCGATTGTCTCGTTCGCAACCAGTTGTCCACATATGGCTTTGCCATCTGCGACAGCGACAGCCCGCCGAACGAATAGGCGGGCTTCATCATGTCGGGCATTTCCCTGCCGATGAACGGCATCAGCCGGGTGCGATGCACCTCCTTGCCCATCACCCACCACGTCTGCGGCAGGTAGAAATTTTCCTTCAGCGGATCGTTGGCGTTATACATATTTGGATAACACCACATCGGCTCGACCACGCGGATACCTTTAAGCCCGTCCCGCTTGATCATGCGAGGATCGACCGGCAACGGTAGTTTCATCTGCACCCGATCGTCGCCGTCGCCCATGTCGAGGTAGAGGTGCGCGCGACCGAAGAACCCGTCCATCAACGCCAGGACAGTGAACTTCTCTTTCAGCTTGTGGTGCTTGATGCAGGCTTCCAGCGCGCTGATCTTGTCCGACTTGTCGTCCTTGCCCTTCGCCTGGATGCGAAACCATCTGCGGGTCATGTCTTTCGCGATGGTCTCGCTGATGCGGCGATACTCGGTGCGCTGCGACAGTTCCGCCAGATAGGGGAAACCGAGCCACGCCATACCCTCGGTCAACAGCCCGGCAAACCCGCCGTAGTTGAACATCGGGTTGTTGATGTCGTCCATCGCCATCGCGCGGACGCCTTGCGGCACCACGCCGGGCAATGGCTGGGCGGGCGCGAACAGACGGCGGATGTCTTCCGGCGTCGCGGCGCGCGTCGAGTAAAGCTGGAACGGATGCGCGTTGTCCTCGCGCAGCGCGCCCATGCCGACCAGCGAATGATACAGCGCGGCGGGATCGGCTTGCGGTGGCGCTGGCGGAGCCGGTGGCGCGGCTGGAGTCTGGGGCGCAGCGTCACGCGCCAGCAACCCCAGCAAGCCCCACAGATAGTCAGCTATCGCCATACAGCCTCACGGGAAGGGCGACAAAGCGCCCATGTCGGGCGGAAGGTGGATGCCCAGCTTCCGCAACTCGTCGGGATCGAACCGCATCGGCGGCTGTTGCGCTATCGCATTGAACGCTCGAGAGGTGGCATCAGGATCGTCGTCGTGCGCGCCCTCGGGGAAGTTCTCTAATTCACTGAACCACCGCTCGTTCCAGCGCCCGCGCAGCACCAGGATGTTGCCGACCTCTGCCTGCGAGGAGAACGGCCCGAACCGCGTGACCTTATCACCCGACTCAGGACTGCTTTCCACGATGTAGCCTTGCAGCATGCGGGTCAGCGCCATGACCTGTGACTTGCCCGCCTGACCGGGGTCTTGCGGCAGCGAGGTGGTGTTGTCGTAGCCGTCCTGCTGCGCGTAATTCAGAATCCGTCGATCGACCTCGGCGGGCGAGCCTCGGAACGCATCCGAGTGCAGGATGATCCAGCGCCCGTCATGCGTCAGACCCACTTTCACGCAGCACGTCCAGTCGGGGTCCGACGCGTCTTCCTGTTCCGATGCCGCCAAGTCCCAGCCGCGCACCGTCTTGGTGCAGACCGGCGGGATGTCCACCACCTGACACCACGAGCGGTTAAAATAGAACCCGGCTTGCGGGCGAATTTTCCAGTTGCCGTTGAGCAGGCGTTCCCGCTCCACCTTCGGCAGCATCATCAGGTTGCCGCGATAGCCGGGATCGCTGCGGGTCAGCGCCGGATTGTCGGCCAGCTTGGCGGCGACGAAGGTCAGCGACTTGATGTCTTCCTTGTCGTAGACGGTGGCGTTCATCGCCTCGCGTTTATTGTCGAACCACACGAGTTGATCGTCCGCGCCGCGCACGAAATAGCGCACCACGCCGGATCGCTCCTGGATCGGATAGCCGGTCTGCTGATCCACCCACCACTCGATCAGTTCCGCCACCCAACTGCCCGCGTCGGCGTTGCAGGTCGCCCGTATATACGGACGTATCGTGGTCGGTGAGCGGTTGCGGGAGATCAGATAGAAGAACTGCTGCTTGGTGAAGGTCGTCAATTCGTCAAAACAGATGCAGCCGATCTGCGAACCGTGCCAATCGTAAATCGTGTTCTCGTGTTCCAGGTGCGCCAGCTTGACCATGCCACCGGCTGCCCAGCGCCACTCCAGGCGATGGTTAATCGGGTAGCCTTTGGCGTGGTAGTAGAGTTTCTCGGTCTCCGACCACAGCCCGCCAGGGCGGCGGAGATCGACCATCGTGCGGCGAAAGATCACCGTGTCGAAGCCGGGCACCTTCTGCGGATAGCGCACGCCCTCCAACAGCAACGCATAGGATTTTCCCGATCCGGCGGCACCGCCAAAGATCGCGATATCGGCTTCTGAATTTAGGAACTTCTCTTGCGGTCCTGGCTGCGGCTGGATGCGTTTCCTAACCGCTTCAGCCATCGTCGGTGCCGGTTTTCAGGTCGTCCGCATCGCCCTCGATCGTCGGTGGTTCATCCTCGGGACGATCCCTGCCGTTCTCGGGCAGATAGAACTGGAACGTCTCCTCGGGGTTGTCTTCGGCGGGATCATACTGATCCGGCGTATAGGCACCCTTCGGCTGCCACGCCTCGCCGCCACGCCGATCGAGCCAGTATTTCGCCGCGCCGACGTTGCCGCCCAGCGCCTCGCGCACGATGACGAAGCCAACGCGCCCGGTGATGTGGTCCTGGCCGCGCTTGATGTCGGCGGCGAAATGCTTGCCCAGCGTTTTAACGTCGATCTTCAGCGCGTCGGCCATAACTTGTCTTGTGGCGCCGTTGGCGGCGAACACCATCACCGCGTGGCGCTGATCCTCGGTCGGCTCAAACTCCGGGATCGGCCCCTTGCTGATGCCGCGCAGCAACCGGCGCCCCGCCGTATCGGGTAGCGGCACCAAACCTTCATCGGGTCTAATTCGCGGCATCGGCCATTTCCTCGGAAACCTCGATCATCGCCTCGCGCCCGGTGAAGCGTTCCCAACGGAGAATCGCGAGATCGCAGTATGCCGGGCTGATCTCGATCGAGGTGCAGCGGCGCCCGGTCATCTCGGCAGCGATCATCGTGGTTCCCGATCCCCCGAACGGATCGATGATCAGATGGTTCGGTCGCACCCACTGGGTGATGATGTGCGCCACCTGATCGGCGGGACGCGGGCAGGGATGCTGGCGTTGGATGTTGTCGGGCTTGGCCACTTGGGACGCGGTGTCAGCGACGTGCCAGTCGCGGTTATCGGTGCGCGCGGTCCACGGTTCGGCGCCGGGCTTCCACCACACCAGGATCGCGTCGTAGCCGTAATACATCGGCCCCTTCGCCATCAGCACGAAATTGCGCGCGCCGCAGAACAGCCGCCAGTCGCGCGGGAACCACGCAGCGAAATTGCGGATGTTACGCGGCGACTGCCAGAGGAACACAGGCGCGCCGTCAGGGCACAGCGCCTCGGCCTGTTCCACGATCCGCCAAATCCAGGCGCCATAGCCGCCGTCGTAGGATTCCGGCGCGTCGTTGTGCTGGTCGTAGCGAAACCCGATGCCATAGGGCGGATCGGTCACCACGGCGTCGCCGCCAGCGAGCCTGGGGAGGATGTCCAGGCAGTCGCCGCAGTAGAGGGTATGATCGCCCAGCCGCCACACGTCACCGGGCTGGGAACGCGGCACAGGCGGCGCAGCGGGGATATCGTCGGGATCGGTCAGCCCCGCCGTGCCCTTACCTATCAGCTTGCCCAGTTCCAGATCGGAAAACCCGGTGAGCGACAGATCGAAGCCGCCCAGCTTCAGGTCGGTCAGTTCGGTCTGGAGCGTCATTTCGTCCCAGCCCGCGCTTAGGGCGAGCCGGTTGTCAGCTAGCCGGTAGGCTGCGATCTGCGCCTCGCTCCAGCCCTTGGCGACCATCACCGGCACCGATGTCAGCTTCAGCTTGCGCGCCGCTAAGACTCTGCCGTGACCGGCAATCAACGTGCCTTGCTCATCGACCAGCACCGGCATCGAAAACCCGAAGGTCGCGATCGAGTTGGCGATCTGCTCGATCTGAGCGAGCGAATGGGTGCGCGCGTTCCGCGTGTAGGGGATCAGCGTGTCGAGGTCGCGGCGCTCCACGCGATCGGCTGGCCAGTCGGGCATGACGCCTCCCGAAAAATAAATCGATTACCCCCAAGATTTTTCTTGACTGCCGTCACGTAACGGCTCATAACGGCGCTGCACACGAAACCTGACCTGGAGAAAACCGATGTATGACCTCGCTTACGAAAACGCCGCTCCCGGAACCTGCGGCAAGTGCAAGGGCACTGGCCAGTATAGCTGGGGCGCCTCGATCAACGGCAAAATGCAGCACAGCGGCACTTGCTACTCCTGCAAGGGCACCGGCAAGCAGACCTCCAAGCAGATCGTCTGCAACCGCGTTTACAACCAATACAAGATCAGAACCTGGGGCATCTAGCCCCAGGCTTTTCTTTCCTTAACCTGAAACCGGAGTTTCCGAAAAATGACTAAGCTTACCAACATCGAGGCCCAGGCGCTGCGCGGCATCCTGGACAGTGACTACATGGACGGCGACACGGGCGAGAACGCCATCGATCGTCCGGTGTGGACGTGGTCCGCGAATCCGTTCCCCAAGAAAGTGACGTTCAGCGGCGCGGTGTCGTCGCTGGTGCAGAAAGGGTTCGTCTGGGTGCAGGACATGGGCACCAGGGACGCGGTGATCGCCATCACCCGCGAGGGCATGGACGCCCTCGTCGCCAAGGTGGAGGACTGACCATGCAAATCCGCGCCGTCACCCGCAACCTGACTGACGGCTCAGAGGTCACCGACCTAATACTGAGCCAAGACAACGAACACATCGTGCTGCCCGCGTGCAGCACTGATGACGCCTGCGTCCTGATCGACAAGCTGGTCACCGCGATCACCACCCACACGGTCGAAAACGTGACCGTCCGATGACCCCGCTCGATCCCAACACTGCCAGGGCTGCGAAAGCGGCTCTGGCGGAACGCCTGACGGCGATCGGCGCCAGCTACGTGCCGGAAGGCTGGACGATCGGCTACCGCAAGAGCCTGTCGGGACGCTGTTACCACAGCCGCAAGCACATCGACGCGCCGCGCCCGATCACCCGAAAATCGCTTTACATCTTCCTGCACGAATGCGCCCACGCGATCCTGCATCATGCAGCGCCCGGCAAGAACAAGCCCTCGCATGTGAAAGAACACGAGGCGGAAACCTGGGCGCACAAGCGGATGCGAGAACACGGCGTCGCAGTGCCGCGCGTGATGACCACGGGGGCGAAAGCCTACGTGCGGCGCAAAATCAGAACCGCGATCAGGAGTGGCGCCAAACGGATCGATCCCGCCGCCGCCAAGTTCGCCAAACGACCACAGCCGGTCAGGCGCGTGACGGTAGACGATCTGTTCGACAACCCGACCGGCTGGCTGACCGGTAAAAATAAATCGCCAGCCTGAAAGTTTTTCTTGACGTTACGTGACGGTCGGTCTAAATGTCTGTCTGCACACGGAGACCTCGACATGACCGACATCGCCACCCTTCGCACCGCCTTCGCCAAGATCACCAAGATGGACCCGTCTGGCCCGGCTTACCGGCGCCTGACGGCGATCCTGGATCGCGCCGACAACGACGCGCTCAAGGCGGTCCACGCCGCGAAAATTCCCTTCGCCTCCTCGCTCGCGCTGAACCGGATGATCCGGCGCGGCATCGCCTGAAACCTGAAACCTGGAGTAACGCACATGATCTTCGTTTATCACCTGACTGACACCGCCGCCCTCGAAATGGGACGCATTCCCTTCCAGGACGGCAAGGCCCTCGTTCGTCACGCGGCGGGCTTGCTGGAGTATGGCACCGGCTACGAACTGGTCGCCA